ACTGGGTATTGTTACAGGATATCTATGCCAAACAATGGTTGAGAAATTACTCACTTGCTGTGTGCAAGCAAATACTGGGGCAAGCACGCTCTAAGTTTGGTTCAATTGCAGGCCCTGGTAGCCCAATTACCCTGAACGGTACTGCATTAATTTCTGAAGCCAAAGAAGAAATGGAAAAGTTAGATAAAGAAGTACAGGATCTAACAGCTGGCGGCTTTGGAATGACATTTGTAATTGGCTAAAAAACTCTTGACCTTGCGATAAAACTGTTATATAATAGCACATCAACGGGGGTGCTATGATTATAGGCGTGTGCGGTTTTATCGGCTCTGGCAAAGACACAGTTGCTGATTATCTTACTAATTTCCACGGTTTTAGACGTGAGTCGTTTGCCAACAGTTTAAAAGATGCTGTGAGTATGGTGTTTGGCTGGGACAGAATCATGCTGGAAGGACGCACTGCTCAAGCCCGCGAGTGGCGAGAACAAGTGGATCCATGGTGGAGTGAACGTCTAAATATGCCACACTTAACTCCTCGCTGGATCCTACAATATTGGGGCACTGAAGTTTGCCGTCAAAGTTTTCACGATGACATGTGGATTGCTGCCCTGGAAAACAAACTGCGCACCAGTACTGACAACGTTGTTATATCAGACTGTCGTTTCCCCAACGAAATTAAAAGTATTAAACAAGCAGGCGGCATTATTGTGTGCGTGAAACGTGGTGTTCAACCACACTGGTTAGACATTGCTGTGCAGGCAAATCGTGGCAGCGGTAATGCTCAAGACTGGTTAAAGAATGAAAAAATTCATGCCAGTGAAACTGCATGGGTGGGCACTGACTTTGATGATGTGCTGGATAATGATGGCACTATAGATGACTTGTTTGTACAGGTTAAAAATCTGGTTTCGGCTTTGGCGGAGTCAGCTTAATAGATACCTGGCAATTCAAACAAACTGTTTTATATTTTTTATGTTCGTTAGTTACAAGCAATTGTTCGGTAAATTTTGATTTAAAATTACAAATTTCACAAGTTGTTAATTTTTTATATCCGTCAAACATCCACTGCGGCATATTAGTGTTGTCTTTTCCGGGCTTGCAAACACTACAAATAGATCTATAAAAAGTCTTTCCTGCCTTTATGTAGTTAACAGTTCTTGGTCGAATCCCACACATTTTGCATGTGCCTCGATTGAATACTTTATCCAAATCAGTATATTCTGATAGAATTTCATCTTGAATAGTTTTTTCTCTTTGATATTCTTTGCCTGCTTTCTGATATATTTTATTAATTAACGATTTTGCAAGAGCATATTTTTTAGAATTTAATTTGGTTCTTTTTCCGTCTATGCCCTGCATTGACATAGCCCCAATTGCTTGCGCCATTTTTATTCCGCTATTACCTGTATACATTTTAGATAACAATAGATGAGCTATGAAATGCTCTCTTGCCGTCAGATATACTAAATTAGCAAGATCGTTTGTTCCTCCTAGACTTCTAGGAAGAATATGATGTGATTCGGTGTATATAGTTGGTTTAACACGCATTTTACAATTAGTAATAAATATACTGTACCATGTCGTGTATTTGTTTTTTATTAAATCTGGATGCATACCTTTTAAGACCTTTGTAAAAATATTTATGCCTTTTAAGACCTTTCCGGTCAATTTTACCGGCTTATATTGGGTATAAAAAATCAAAAACTACTAAATACATTTAAGAACATGTACACATGGAGATAAAATATGGCACAACTAAGTTCACCAGGCGTTAGCGTTAGCGTAATAGACGAAAGTTTTTATACACCAGGCGCACCTGGAACCGTACCCTTAATAATTATAGCATCCGAACAAGACAAACTAAATGCTGCCGGAACTGGTATTGCTCCTGGTACCACAGCAGCAAATGCTGGCAAAGTTTGGTTGCTCACAAGCCAAATGGATCTTGGCAATACATTTGGTATTCCTTATTTCCAAACTGATGCAGAAAGCAATCCAGTCAACGCTGGCGAGCTTAACGAATATGGATTGCAAGCAGCTTACAGTTTCTTGGGTGTGAGCAATCGTGCTTATGTGGTACGTGCTAATGTGGATACAAAACAACTGATCGGCTCAACAAACAGTCCATCAGGCGAACCAGCAGATGGTAAAGTTTGGTTAGACACTGCAGAAAGTAAGTTTGGTATTTTTGAGTGGAATGCCAACTCTGCCACAACTACCGGCGGCCAAACATTCACAGCACAAACAGTAACAGTTATCACCAACACAAGTTTGTTAGTGGGCGGCACAGCAGGCAATGCACCATTGGCCAGTTTTGGTACAACTGGTACATACGCACTGGTAGCCACTACTACATTAAACAAATTATTCTACAAGAAAGGTGCAACAGACGGCGTAGTGGCCGCTGGCACTTGGGTTGCAGTTGGATCAGAACAGTGGACAGCCAGTCGCCCAACAGCTATCAGTACAGTAGCCAGCCCAGTATTAACAGCCACCGGCGTCTCAGCAGCCAGTACTATTATCGGTAACGGTGCAGCAAGTGCAGCATCTGGCTCAGTGATGACAGTGAACGGTGCCGTTTCAGGTGGCTCTTTGGCTGTGGGACAAGTTTTGGCTGGCGGCACAATTGTTGCTGGTACAGAAATCACAGCAATCAACACAGCAACTATCACGGCTACCGTCAGCACAACAACATTGACAGTCAGTGCTGTTGCTTCAGGCACAGTCACAGTGGGTATGGCATTGAGCGGTGGTGCTATTACTGCTGGCACTTATATTGTTGCGTTTGTGTCAGGCACAACCGGCGGTGCTGGCGTGTACACATTGAATCAAAGTGCAACAGGTGCACCAACAACAGGTACAAGTTACACAGTTAGTGTTAGTCAATTGGTATCAACTACCACAGTTACCACTGGTGGCAGTGTGCTAACTATCAGCAACGGCACTACCACAGTTAACGTATCGGGTGTTAGCACAGTGTCAGCCTTGGCTACTGCTATTAACGGCGGTGGCGGTGTGTTGTTTGGGGTTACTGCAGGTGCTGTTGGAAATGTATTGAACATTTATTCAACAGGAGCAAGTATAACACTGAGTGGTACAGCAGCTACAGCATTGGGATTCTCAGCCAGTGTTTACTTGGCTCCTACTTTTTCAGCAAGTCAACACTACAATGTTCCAACATTTGGCATTGCAGACAACACCAGTACTGCCAACGGTTATCCCACAGGCAGTGTGTGGTGCAAAACCACAAACGTCAACAACGGCGCAAATTGGGTTGTCAAAGAATACAGCACAGACACAGCAGCTTGGGTGAAAAAGCCAATCAGTTTGCATCCAAACAACGGAACAGCTTTGGTAACGTTGGATCCAACTGGCGGTGGCATCAATGTCACAGCCAGTGCTGCATACGTGAAATTCAATGATGGCGAGTACACTACCAACAGTTTAGCAGATTTTAAAATTTATTATCGCACAGCTGCTGGTGTAACAAAAATCACAAGTAGCCCAGTTGGCAACAGTACATTTACAAATGCTGTCGCGTATAGTTTTACAATTTCAGAAACTTCATTGACACCTGGCACCATTGATGCTGACGGTTATGCTCATTATTTGACAACTCCTGTGACAGTGGCATTTACTGGTACTGGAAATAGTCAAACAGATGCAAACAACTTGGTTGCAGCATTGCAAGCTGCATTGGTTAGCAGCAAGGTATCAGCAGAAGTTAACAGTGACTTTTCAATCACTATCACACACCAAAGCGGCGGCGACATTGTGTTTGTGGACGGCTCAGGCGCAGCAGCCACACTAAGCAAATTGTTCACAGCTGGTTCAACAACCAACTACTATTCAAACCCAAGTGGTATAGGCACTATGGCCACATTGTGGGGCACAATGGTTGGTAGTTCAGCATACGCCACACCAAGCGCAACTGCATTGACCACAACTCCTTTGGACGGTGCATTGTGGTATGACAGCTACTTGAACGATGTGGACATCATGGTGTGTAATGGTTCACGATGGGTAGGTTATCGCAGTGTGGATACCACAGTGGGTAGTGCTGTTATCAAAGGCGGTAAATCAATTAATAACCCACTGGGCACACAAGGTGATACAGATGCCAACGGTCCTATCATCAGCGCAAGTATGCCTAAAACACAAAGCACTGGCACAACATTGGCCAATGGTGATTTATGGATCTACACCGGCGACATTGAAAATTATCCTATCATTTACAAATGGAATTTTGCAACCAAGAAGTGGGTGTTGATTGACAACACAGATCAAACAACCAGTGCTGGCGTTGTGTTTGGTGATGCACGTTGGAGTGATCAAAGCGCCAACGGCAACTTGGGTTCACCATTTGCAGGCGCAGGTGCTCCTGACTCAATTGTTAGTTTACTTGCCAGCAGCTTCTTAGACGGCGATGCTCCAGATCCTGCACTGTATCCAAAAGGAACATTGCTATGGAACACACGCCGCAGTGGTTTTAATGTTAAGAGATATGAAGTTGGATATGTTGACACAACTGAACAAAATCCACGAATGGGCAATGCCGCACAAACTTACTATTATCCAGATCGTTGGGTAACAGCAGCTCCAAATGACACATTCGGTGTTGGACAGTTTGGACGCAAAGCTCAACGTGCTGTGGTGTTGCAGGCAATTCAAGCCACAATACAAAGCAACCAAGGTATCCGTCAACCTGACACAGTTATCTACAACTTGTTGGCCTGCCCGGGCTATTTAGAAGCGGCCAGCGCACTGAACGGTTTGAATGCAGACAACGGCTTATCAGCATTCATTGTATTAGATACACCAGCTCGTTTGACTCCAGACGCTACAAGTTTAAGCAACTGGGCCAACAATGCTGCAGGCGCAGCTATCGATGGTGATATGGGATTGATCACAACCAATTCGTACAGTGCTGTTTATTACCCATGGGGATACACAACTGACTTGAACGGACGTAACATTGTTGTTCCTCCAAGCCACATCATGTTGCGCACAATTGCTCTAAGCGACAGTGTTTCTTATCCATGGTTTGCACCAGCTGGTGTACGTCGCGGCGGCGTATCAAACGCAAGCAGCGTTGGTTATGTCACAAGTGATTCGGGAGAATTTGTTACTGTGGCATTGAATCAAGGTCAACGTGACACACTGGCCATTACTCACGTTAATCCAATCACATACCTTGCTGGCGCAGGATTAGTGGCGTACGGACAAAAGACACGTCAACTAGTGGCCAGCAGCTTGGATCGTATCAATGTAGCTCGCTTGGTAATTTATCTACGTTATCAACTGAACGTTATTGCCAAGCCATATATCTTTGAACCAAACGACACTATCACACGTAACCAAATCAAACAACAGATTGAAAAACTATTGCTTGAATTAGTTGGGCAACGAGCATTGTATGATTTCTTAGTAGTGTGCGATGGTTCAAACAACACACCGTCTAGAATTGATGCAAACGAACTTCACGTCGACATAGCCATTGAGCCAGTAAAAGCTGTGGAATTTATTTACATTCCAATGCGTTTAGAAAATACTGGCGGCATTGCAGGCTTGGGCACATAATTAGGAGAAACTAAATGGCAATTGCAGCTCTATCAAACTTTACAGTACCGTTAGCATCAGACCAAAGTGCAAGCTCTCAGGGCTTGTTGATGCCCAAACTAAAATACAGATTTCGTATTTCGTTTGAAAACTTTGGAGTGACTGGCGCCGTGACTGAACTGACAAAACAAGTTTCAGACGCGGCCAGGCCGAATCTAAAATTTGCAGATCAGAAAATCGACATTTACAATTCGGTTATTCACTATGCCGGCAAACCAAGTTGGGATCCTATTGCAATTAAACTGCGAGACGATGTTACCAACGCTGTTACTATTTTAGTTGGCGAACAGAATCAAAAGCAATTCGACTTCTTTCAACAAAGCAGTGCAGCTTCAGCAGGCGACTATAAGTTCACTATGCGTATTGAAATGTTAGACGGAGGCAACGGCACTAACACTCCAAATGTGCTGGAAGCATGGGTGTGCTACGGTTGCTATGTAGTTTCAACAAACTATACAGATTTAAAATACAGTGAACAAACTCCTGTAATGATTGATCTAAGCATACAGTATGACAATGCTGTTCAATTGAATCCAACTAATGCAATTGGCTCTAACAAAACAGTACAGACATTCCCAGGCGGAACTACTATTTTAGGTTCATAATAAGTAAAACCCACTGCGGTGGGTTTTATTGTGATTGATAGTTAAGTGCGTACATTATTTTTTCGATAAATAAAGTTATGGCCTTCACCCCCAACTCTAATCTCACCAGGACTGGCCCCACAATTTTGCGGGACTATGCTCATGCTGCTAATTTGTTCAATGTTGATCAGTTTAGACTTGCCCCCAAGTTTAATTTTCAATTCCACGTGTCGTTTGGTATTAATACAAAAAATTCTAAACTTGTATCCACACACGGCCAAGAAATCAACATGTTAGTTAAAAGTATTGATTTACCTAATTTTGCAATAGCAACAGAAACATTAAATCAGTACAATAGAAAAAAGATTGTGCAATATCGTGTGAATTATCAAGAGATTGGCGCCAAGTTTCACGATGATAACATGGGATTAATTAATCAGTTGTGGCAAGAATATTTTTCTTATTACTATGCTGATAGCAATACCGCAACTATTCCAGGCGCATATGCTAGAAATGCCACCAAGTCATTCAGCAGTATTCCATCTGTGTACGGATACGATGCAGGCAGTACGGACCCATTTTTCAACTACATTAAAATATATCAAATGGCAAGACACGAGTATGTGTGCTACCACTTGTATAATCCAGTTATAACCAGCTGGAATCATAATAAACTAGACTACAGTCAGAATCAAATGCGTGACTTTGACATGAAGTTTAGTTATGAATCAGTCAGCTACAGTAGTGGCAACGTTGGACAAGATGCTCCAGAAGGATTTGGAGATACTCATTACGACCACACACCTAGCCCGTTACAAGGCAGCAGACCCAACGGTGCAACATCACCCAGTTTTGTATCCAGCACAGGTGCAACAGCCGGCGGCGTGCTATCTAACACCATTGCACAAGTCAACACTTATCAAAACACACAATTATCCAGCAAACCCATTAGTAAATTAACATCTGGATTGGCTATTGGGCTAGGAGTGGTGGGTGCCTTAGGTGCAGCAAGTAGTTTAGTCAGTGGGCTATCAGGATTTAGTTTTCCAAGATTTGGCAGTAAGAACACCAACTCTGTACCTAGGCCAGGAGCTAGCGGAACTGAAAATGAAATAGAAGGCGAAAATCCTCAAGAGTCGTTTGACGATTCAGGTTCGTTACTAAGCAACCCAGACGGATTTGGAGCAGATGCAGTGACAGAAGCGCAAGAAGTTGACACCGGTGCAGATACTTA